AGGTTGGCACCACTGAAGGACCACGGCAAGGTCTTCGCAGCTACTGCTGGCATTTTTGCTATTGTTGTTGGCGCCTACAAGATTTCCCACCATTTCCGGGGGGAAGGCGCCATCCGCGAGACAACAACAGCAACCACCGCCCAATCCGAGCTTCAAGAAGTCGGCGCGCGTCCTAAACCCGTAGAGGAGGAGCGTGTCGACGTCTGGTACAATGAAGTGTTGGCGGTGACGCCATTTGACGTAGCATATGGCAGTGCCTCCCTGAAGGGCAACTCGCAAGAAGAAGTCGAGACGCTCATCAAAGGACATGTCATCCGCCTGCGCATGCATGCTTCAGGTGGCAAGATCCGTAACACTGGTGCACTAGCTCTTGGGAGCTGGTTGTACGCCGTCAACCTCCATGCTGTTCCAGACGAGGATTCGTTCCTTGTCGAGCTCATTCAGGCTTCAGCCAAGGAGGGAGTTAATGCGAACCTTGAGTTCCTTCTCTCGCAGACCAGCATCATGCGCTTTCCAGAGCGCGATCTTGCGATCCTCATCATCAAGAAGTTGCCACCCCGCCGCAGTCTCTCACACATGCTAGTACGGCCAACCTTTACGGGTCGGTACATTGGCAAGTACATCACACGTGCACGTGAAGGCTTCACCACCGAGAATAAAGTGGTAGACATCAAGCCCCACACGTTCACTTGGGTCACTGGAAAACCCGCGCTTGCGTGGGTTGGTACATCAGAAGACCTGACCGTGTACGGAGATTGTGGTGCTCCTCTCATCGCACATACCCCAACAGGCCCCGTAATTCTTGGTATCCATGCTGCTGGTAACCCAAGTCAATCCGTGGTTAGCACGCCCATCTTCCAGGAAGATGTTGAAGCAGCACAGGCTCATTTCGGAGGTTACGCCATGCAGTCGGGTGAGCCTATCATCAACAGCGAGACAGCACCCATTCGTGCAGTGGTGCCCGTGCACAAAAAGAGCCCTCTTCGGTTCTTCCGCGAAGGCAACGCTAACGTCTATGGTTCTTTGACGGGACCGCGAGCCCGTCCCAAGTCCTGTGTTGTGCGGACAGCCATGGCCGATGCAGCTGAAGAGCGCGGTTACCGTCAGAAGTTTGGACCCCCCGTTCTTTCGGGGTGGCTCCCCTGGCGGTTGGCGTACCAAGACATGCTCCAGATCCCGACAGCTTTCCGTTCCGACATCCTTCAAGCAGCAACGCGCGGATTCACGCAGGACATTCTCAGTCTCCTCCATCCTGAAGACCTCGCAGAGGTGATGGTTTATGACATGTTCACTGCGTTGAATGGAGCACCGGGCGTAGCTTATGTCGACAAGCTGCAGCGTAACACGAGCATGGGCTTTCCTTGGAACCGTTCCAAGAAGTACTACCTCACAGCCCTGCCCATGCAACATGGCGTGCCCGATCCCGTGTCTATCAGCCAGGAAGTACTTGATCGCTCGCAGATCATCCTCGACAACTACGAAAAAGGCGTTCGCGCCATGCCCGTATTCAAGGCACACCTCAAGGACGAACCAACGTCCTTCAAGAAGATTGCAGCGTCCAAGACCCGTCTTTTTGGAGGTGCCCCCGTCGACTGGGCTCTCGTGGTGCGGATGTACCTCCTTTCGTTTATTCGTTTGGTGCAAAACAACCGCTTCATCTTCGAGTCCGCTCCTGGCACAGTCGCACAGTCATCGGAGTGGGGGGAGATTCGCTCTTACCTCACGTATTTTGGCACAGATCGTATCGTTGCGGGCGACTACAAGTCCTTCGACAAGTCCATGCCCCCTGAGTTCATTCTTGCGGCCTTCGAAATCATCATCGAAGTGTGCCGCGCTGCCGGTTTCACAGAGGAACAACTCCAGGTGGTGTGGGGCGTTGGAACGGACACCGCCTACCCTCTATACGACGTCAACGGCGACCTCGTGGAGTTTTTTGGCTCAGAGCCTTCGGGCCACAACCTCACGGTGATCATCAACGGCCTAGTCAACTGCCTTTACATGCGCTACGCCTACATTGTGCTGAATCCTGCTCACGAATGTTCGAGCTTTAAGGACAATGCGCACCTGATCACGTACGGTGACGACAACGTGCTCGGCGTCTCCCGTGACGCCTCTTGGTTCAATCACACTGCCATCCAGGCCGTGTTGGCGGACCATGGAGTAACGTACACCATGGCAGACAAGGAAGCCGCCACTGTTCCTTTCATCACCATTCAGCAGGTTTCCTTCCTCAAGCGTACGTGGCGCTTCGACGAGGACCTTAAGGACTATCTCTGCCCTCTCGAGCACGAGTCAATCGAGAAGATGCTCATCACGTGCGTCGCATCAAAGTCAGTCTCCCGCGAATACCAAGGCATCTCAGCCATAAGTAGCGCGGTGCAGGAGTACTTCTTTTACGGCAAGCGCACCTTCGTGGAGCGCAAGCAGATCTTGGAGGAGATCACGCACAAGGCTGGCCTCACCCCGTTCATTGAGGACAGCACCTTCCCCACCTGGATTACGCTGGCAAAGCGCTTCCAGGACTATGGCGCTCCGAAGAGGTGGAGTGATCAATTGTCCAAGGACAGAACCCGGGTGCCACGGCCCCCCCGAGAGCCCGCGAGCTCCAAATGGCCCAGACAAATGTCGCCCTCGCCCAACGGTGAGGTTCCGGAAGATGACCCCGACGAGGTCTTCTCTCCTCAAACACTCGTTCAGAACACGACAAAAGAGGATCTGGCGCGCTGTGGAATGCGCCAGCGTTATGCCGGGCCCCGAGATGGCCCGACCCTTGCAGGAGGTACCTGCGACTCCCCCTCTGTGGCAGGCGGGGAGAGCCAATTTTTGCCACCGGTGGACGCTCAGCAAGGCTACGTTCACCAAAGCGACGAGACGACCATCGATATCACTGGCATCGACTCAGGAGTAACCGAGACCACGAATCAAACGGTGAGTTTTCTCGATGAAGGTATCTCCTACAGTGTCGGTGCGGTCGCCGCGCATCCCAGCGTGGCCACCACAGATGCACTTGTCGGTGCAGAACTTGGGAGTTTTTTGAGTCGGCCTGCACAGATCGCGTCCTTCACGTGGAACGAGTCGGACGCTGTCGGTACGTCCCACACGTACAACGTCTGGCAACTCTTTTTCGCGAACACCAACATCCAAAACAAGCTGGCCAACTACGCCTGGCTTCGGTGTGATCTCAAGGTGAAGATCATGGTGAACGCGTCTCCCTTCTACTATGGCGCAATGATTGCGAGCTACCAGCCCCTTCAGAACTTTACGCCTAGTACGATCGTCAACGACACTGGCACGCGGTACTTCATCCCGTACTCCCAGCGTCCTCACGCGTGGATCTTTCCCCAGAACAACGAAGGTGCGGAGCTCTCGCTCCCCTTCGTCTGGCCTAAGAACTGGATCTCCACGCTCGTGAATCAAGACTTTCTCGACATGGGACTGCTCACGTTCCTGAACTACACTTCACTCGCTAGCGCAAACGGTGCCACAGGCACGGGCGTTACCGTCAACGTCTATGCCTGGGCGGAGAATGTAGTCTTGAGCGGC